AGCAACGTTCTCACCAATGACCCAAGTGGGTCGTATCTCTCGTATAGCCCGAAGCATTTCCGGCCAGAGGTAACGGTCATCTTCCGCTCCCCTTCGCTTTCCTGCCGTTGAAAATGGCTGGCAAGGAAACCCTCCTGTGAGTACGTCAACCTTCCCTCTCCACGGAGTGAAATCAGTTCTTGTAATATCGTCATATTGAATGCTTTTTGGGAAATGAAACCTCAGTACCTTTTGGCACCACTCGTTAATCTCGCAATGGAACAGGTTCTCCCATCCCATCCATTCGGCGGCAAGGTCAAATCCGCCCACCTAAATGCCAGAGAACAGAGATCCGTGAGTCAACCGGCCTCCTTCTCTGGCAAATATTCCTTTCTTATTTTTTTCGTTTAACATTATTCTTTACTCCTTCTTTTGATTTGTCAAATTTTCTATGGCAGCTACAGCACATTCTCCTATATCCATGTTCTACATCAGCGTAATCTCCGGTAACATTGGCCCATTCATATCTTTTAGAAGGGTCTACCGTTCCACAAACCTCGCAATGTATTGGCCTGCCATACAACGATTCTACTCTTTTATGGAATGTTGCGTATGTTGCATTATCTCCAACCCATGAATTATTGTTCTTTCCTAACTGATTCCTTTTCGCAGCTTTTCTACATTTATATCCATTCCTTCGAAATGAATTGTAGATAACTTTTTGAGTAGTGCCAAGCTCATTAGCTATTTCTGTTTGCGTCATTCCTCTTTCATACATTTCTACTATCTTTTGAAAATCAATGCGATAAGTTTGAGATTTAGCCTTACAACCAATTGAGCAATATTTAGAATTGCTAATGTAAGCCTTGTATGATTTGCCGCATACCTTACACCTTAATATCTCCATTGGTAAATATGTTTATTATACATATGATCCATGTGTCATATCTCCTTGGTTTTGGCAAACACCACACTCTCGTGATCTGGCCTCAAATGGGCCATGCAAGCCTTGCTGTACTCGCAGAATCTCGCTCCCTCGTCCCGGAAGACGCATCCCCTGCACGGGATCTTGTTCTGCCCGTTGTAGTACGGCCTGTACTTTTCCACGACAATTTTCATGTCTCCTACCAACACGATCAAACCGGTAGGGGTGTTCTTCAGTCTGTTTATTATTTCCATGTTATCTTCTCCTGCTTTCTCCGTTTAGGATTATCACGTTAAAACTCTTGAACCTGTCCACCAGTCTAGTTCCGAACCGATTCTTGAAATCCGTGACGGACAGGTTGGAAGTGATATGATACTTCTTCTGATGGGACTGGTATATCTCGTACCTCGCGTATAGGAACTCGTCTATTACGCTGTTAAGGCTGGTGCCGTAGCTTTTCTGGTTCTCCGTCTCAAGACCGATATCGTTAAGGCAGATATCGAACGGGTTCCCTTCCATGCTCCCTTTCCCGGCCTCCTCGTTGTACGTGAACCTGTCTATGTGACCATGGATCTTGTAATAGTTCATCATCTGGGTCACGGATAGGTTCACGAAGCGTTTGGGGTTATCCGTCAATTTCAGGTAATCGGCGAATATCTGCATCATGAGCGTTTTGCCCGTTCCCGGATCTCCCACGATAAGGAGGTTCTTGTGCAGCTTATAGTTCTCCTCCGGGAATACGGACTCGGCCAACGGGCAATCGTTGAAATAATACAACAGGAATCTCAAAACCTTGTCATTCCCCCTGTCTGTCTCGAATTGCCGCCTCTCGATCCCTAGGTAATTACAACCTAGCGCCTTTATCATCCGGGCGTGGCTGATGTACTCCGTATCGTCCGAGAGATCGTACCTAGAAACGTTCTGTATAGTCCTTGCGTGCTTCTTCACTAGGTTGAACACCTGTTTTTGCTGGAGCCTCTCTTTTTCCGTAGGCCCCCGCATGGCTTGTATAGCCTCCGAAAGTTTCTTTTCTTGTTCCTCCATTATGTCTTTGATTATAAGCCCTTAGTCCTGTTCCCTGCCACCAATAGGTGAATCGTCTCTTAACGTCATCTATCGTTTTTAGCGTATCGCCCTCCCCGGTGGATACCATCCAAGCTAGGAAGTTATCCAGCTCGCCGGGAATGAGGTCATTGAAAGCGACGCTCAATCCCGATATCTGGCAAGCGTATCTGCGCCATTCCTCGTCCCCCAATAACTCATTCTTGAAATTCTCGAAAAGCGTCTCACGCGTATTAAGACTCTCTCTTAAAGTATTATCTTTATTATTATTTGGGTTATCGCTGGGTTGGCACTGGGTTGTTCTATGGGATATCAATTGAGTTATCAAACTCTCTAAGTCGTTTATTGAAAGGTTGTTTACTGGGTTACTTTGTGGGTTGCTTGTTGGGATATTACCATTGTATTCGTTGTATTTAACAAGAGTTATGACATTCATCCCTTGGCTTTTATCCGTAGTTATCATTCCTTTCCGTTTTAACTTGGCAAGAAATGTCTTGACTTTTTGTTCTCCCCATTTCCATTTACCAGCGAGGAAACGGTTTGAAGCCGGATATTGTCCTCTCCCATATGTTATTTCTCTACCTCCGATACATTCGATCGTGTCGGTTGCCTCAAATCGTGCCGATTGTATTAGATCAAGCCACGCTTCGCACTCCGAGAATGTCCGGGCTGCTTCCCACATTTCATTAGAAAAAAACTTACGAGAGAGCATTATGAAACCCTTATCCATATACTAAAAATCAAAATCCGGAGACTCTCCGCTCTGCAAGGACTTTAGTTTCTGGTCTACAAGGTGGCTTACGTCCCATATGTTTACAGGTTGTATTTGCAGGTTCTCCGCCATTTGCCTTGCCACTTCCTCGGAGACGGGATTTATAGCGTATATGGCCCCCGATGAGAGGAAGCGGGTGAAGCCGGGTTGGTTACTTGTATCCGGAACGTCTACCCGAAGCATATTCGTACCGGCCACGTTCTGTTCCGTACATCTTCCCGCTATCCTTGAATGGCCGAATAACTCGACCACGCACCATAAATCAAATTTCTCTTGTTCCATATTATCTTCTCTTTTTAAAAGTGTTACAAAATCTCGTGGAGTTAGCTACCCGTCCAGCATCATGTATGATGCACCAAACGCATAGCCCCTTGTGAGGATGTCCGTTGGCGCAATCGCCACATTTCACCTTTTCTTGCTCGTCTTTCTTCTTCGCCATTTCAATCCTTTATGCCTTTCTGATCCCTCAAATCCTTTATGCGTTTCTTGTAATCTTCGATCATCAATTGGTAATCGAATGCCGAGAGTTTAGAGATAGAGTGCTTTTTCACCTCAAGCTCGTTAATTACTTTTATGCCATACTTATTTATCAAGCCCTTGGCATAACCGATGTTGTTGCCCTCGTCGAAACGGTTGCAAGACCTGCATTGAGCGTTGCAGTTTCTCTCGCTGTATCTGGTACCCATATGTGACCGGTTGACGAAATGTCCGCAATCTGCCTCTTTCCAATGCACGATCTTCCCACAGCTTATGCAACGGCAATAACCGTTGTTGTCAGCATCCCTTATTCTTATAAATACGGAGAATATACGGTCTAGTCTGTTCTTTAAAGAGGTTATGTTCTTTACTTTTCCCATGGATGTTTTCTTTTTTCGTTTATTAATAAGAATCCTGCCAAGATCACTGCTATAAGTCCTAGTATCGCGGTGATAAGGTATATGGCCATTGTTAAGTGATCTAAATCTTGTATTGTTCCCATGATTATATGTTTGTTATTCGTGGACGGTGCCGGGATCGAACCGGCCTCTTTACGTCATGCGCACTCCGTAACGTTTCATCCCGGAATACTTACCGCCCGAAATCCCCGCGTATCCTCACGGGCGGCGGGGATAATCATTACTAAACTAAATCTAATACCATGAAAAACACACTAATATCAATATCAAACCTCTAGCTCTTCAATTAAGAGTTGTCCACATCCCATGAACCATACTTGGGAAGCTGGTGATTTCTGGAGCAAGGCGATCTCTATTGCGGCCTCCTTGAACTTGCTCTTGTCATGCCCGGCCTTTTGCCTGATGAAGGATTGCGTTCTCGTAATGAGATCTCCGTCCCCTTCCTTGGGATCACGGGTTATGATATCCTTGCACTCTCTCATCTTATCCTCTATTGATTTAGAGGTGTCGGACAATGATTTCTCTATCTCTTTTTTATCGATATCTACAACTCTCTTATTGACATCCGCGTTGAACGGGAATACGTCCATGATCATTGTCTCCGTGACAGAGGCTATGGTGTAATCCGCCATTGTCCCCTTCATGCCTTCTTCTAGCACGGTTATGGCCTCTTTTAGACTAGAGGCTTGGGCAAGCATTTGTGCGGCGGTTTTCTTTTCCGCTCCGCTCTTCTCGTCCAACGTTATAAAATAAACCTTGATCTTATAGAACCGGTCACCATTCTCGTTGAAGAATAATT